CTTAGATCCCCAAGGTACTGCTTGGAAAACCTTTAATCGCGTCGAAAGACGAATGAAAAGGATTAATTCCAAGTTTGCCTTCCTAAACTCGTTCCGTTTCCGGGACTGTCTTGGGAAAGAGGCCAGCGTGGCCAGGCATGTGATCAAGGATATCCTTGGTTCTATGCCCAGCTACAACAGCTGCTTGGTAGGAAGCGATTTCGGTCCTGGTGCGTCACTTGGTGTGCATGGTGATGCTACTAACGTGTTGAGGAAACTCTTCTCAGAACGTTGGTCCGTCACGCCTAGTGCATTACACATGTCTTACAAGGCCCTTAAAATGAACCATCATTTCTCCCAATTCTTGGGTGATTTGAAGGCTAATAGCTCGGACCTCGCGAACGCGCTTCACTTCGAAGCGTTTACTTCGCGACTGACATATGTGCAACATAACAAGGTAAGCTTTGTTCCAAAGACAGCGAAAACCCATCGGGCAATCGCCGTCGAGCCATTGATGAATGGTTATGTGCAGAAAGGTATCGACCATGAGATGCGTAAGCGCCTCAAGAGGTTCGGTATTGATCTGTCTAACCAGGAGATTAACAAGGACCTAGCCCGTAAGGGTTCGGTGCAAGACCTTGTACTTGACGACCCACTTGTGACTATTGACCTTTCGTCCGCTTCGGACTCTGTGTCAATTGAACTCGTGCGTTATCTACTCCCTCCGGAGTGGTTCAGCTTGCTGAACCGTGCTCGGAGCCCCATGTATGAGACAAAAGATGGGCTTGCTGCCTATCATAAGTTTTGTTCTATGGGCAATGGCTTCTGTTTCCCCTTAGAGACTCTTTTGTTCGTCGCCGCCGCAGTCGCCTGTGGAGCTGTCTTGCCAGGACGTGAATTTCACGTTTATGGTGATGACATCATCGTTAAGCGATCTGTAGCTAAGCGGCTTATACCGTTATTAAACCACTGGGGTTTCGGTATCAATACGGATAAGACCTTTCTTGAGGGTCCATTCCGCGAGTCTTGTGGGGCTGACTGGTTTGGAGGTCAGGACGTACGTCCCTTCACCCTTGATTATGAGCTAGACTCTGTCGGCAACTTGATCAAGTTCCTAAACCTGACACGTCGCAATGAGAGAACTGAAAGGTTCTTTAGTTGCATAAGGGAGACTGTTGTAAAACAGATTCCCCCAATTTTCCGTTATTATCGTCCTTTCGAAGGAAGTGATGATGGTGCGGTGACCGCGTTAGGTGACGAGCATCTCACGGCCCCAAATTGTAGATTCCTTAGGGAGTCTGCGAGTTGGGAGTGGGATGAAATCACTCGTGAACCAATTCCTGACTGGGAAGTCATGAACGAGTTCAAGGATAAGCCTTGGCTTATTGGTGTCGCTTTACGG